TCGCTCGACGCCGGCACGAAGGCGGCGAAGGGCGGTTCGCTCTCGTTCGGCGGCATCCCGATCAAGGTGGACAAGCGGGCGCCGTACGGGATGGTGTTCGGCTGCGACAAGTCCACGTTCCAGCGGTACGTCGAGATCGGCGGCGAGTGGGCCGACGAGTCCGGCGCGGTGCTCAAGCAGGTCGGCTCGGGCACGTCGCTGGTGGACGCCTACGAGGCGTTTTACCGCATTTGGGACAACTTCGCGTGCGACAAGCCGGCCGCGAACTGGCGGCTGGACAACGTGACGGCGACCGTGGCCGTGGTCCACGTCGACTGATGAACCCCCGCGCTCCGTTCATCCTCGTGGATCGCGCCGCGCTCGGCGGCTTCGAGATCTGGCACGACGGCTATCCGGCCGTCGTGTTCAAGAAGGGCCAGATCGAAGCCACCGTGTGGGGCGATCTGCTCCCGCACATCTTCTCTCACGACCACACGAAGGTGCATACGAAGGACGGCGATTTCGTCCATCGCGTGGCGGTGAAGCCGACCGCGGGCACCTCCGACAAGGATCTCCAGCAGCTCGTCACGGAGTACGGCGACGAGGTGCTGGATCAGTCGCCCATCGAGATCGTCACCAAGCGCGAAGGCTGGGACACCCGGGACGTGGACCTCTCGGGCCGTGAGTACGTGGACGTCCGCGTGCCGCTCAGCGAACTGCGCGAGAACGTCGGCAACCGCGGGGCTCGCCTCGCATTCCAGGAGAGGTAAGCCGTCATGGCGAACGTCATTTCGCTGGCGAACATTCAGAACGAGGCGCCGTATCTCGGAGAGGGCGTCTGGCCCGTCCTGAACGCGGTCCTCAAGAGCCTGCCGGAGCACATCAAGGCGGCGGACTCGCTCTCGCTGTACGTGGCTGATGCCGTCCACACGATCGTCGCGCTCGACGCCGGCACGGGCTCGTACCCGCTGGCGCTGATCGCCAAGAGCAACGGCACGGCCTGCACGGTCCATCTGTACGCGGACGACACGGCGACGGTCGGCACGACCGACTCGCTCATCTCCGTGAAGGTGTCGGGCACCTCCGGGGAAATCTCGGCGGCCATCCTGCTCGGCGCGGGCCCGTTCCGCCTCGGTCTCACCGATGGCTCGGGCATCGGCATCGCGGCGCCGGCCACCACGGTCGGCACGGGCGCGGTCGCGAACGATCCCACGGTGTACGTGCTCTACCACAACGCGTAATGCCTGTGCCCGGCGGGGAACTCCTCCCTCACGTGGTCCTTGACCCCCACGTGACTGCTCACGCCACCCCCGCCGGGCACTGCTTCTCATCGGGTCAAGTGCGAGGTATGGGCTCGCTGGCGCATCGACGCCTAAAGGCCGTCTAGGAGACTCGACATGCCCGGAGCGAACAAGATCAAGCAGCTGCTCGCCAAGGACGATTTCGGCGAAGCGTTCTACCTCGTCGACAGCGACTACCGCACGCAGGCGCAGGGCTGGACGAAGGCGGATCACACCGGCCCGCTGGATCTGTACGAGGAGCGGAATCCGGGCTACGTCTTCCGCACGGGCGATTATGCGTCCGACGCCGCGTGCATGCAGGCGGCCATCAACGCGCAGGTCGATTTCCGCGGCGACATGCTGTACTTCACGCCCGGCAACTACACCCCCGCCGCGGCCCTCGTGCTCGACGTGCCGGATGCGCGGTGGATGGGCTCGCGGAGGCGTCGCGGCCAGTCCGCGACGATCACGGCCGGCGTGGCGGATGCCCTCGGCAGCGTCACCGCAGCCGACAGCATGGAGTTCGCCTATCTGCGGTTCGTGCCGCTGACGGCAGGCGTGATGATCTCCCGCGGCGCGGGCAGCGACAACTGGTGGCTGCACGACTTCGTGTACGACGCGCGCGGCATCACGGCCGACGTCGGCACGATCTTCATGAAGGACACCGGGGCCTGCCTGAATACGATCATCGAGGACTTCATCGGGCAGACGAACACCGCCCTCGGGCCGCTCTACCAGACGGCCGCCTCGTCCGTTCAGGGGATCATCAAGAACTTCTCGTGGCTGCACTCGGGCAACACGCTCGTGACGCTGCTGTTCGAGACGATCACCGGCGGCGCGGGGGCGACGTGCTGGCAGATCGGTCCCGGCCACGTGCAGGTCGGCGGCGGCGGCGCGGTGACGAACCTCGGCGCCATGATCAACATGACGGCGAACGCCACGAACGCGACGCTGGTCAACATCACCACGTCGGTGGGTGGTGCGACCACGGCCCTCGGCTGGGAAGCGACGACGGGGGTCGCGGCGGAAGGCGACATCGTGAACTCGTGGGTGGCGACGATCGCGGGCGGCGCCGGACGGGCCGCACTGGTCGGGACCACGTAATTGCCGACGTACGCCAAGTACGCGGCGGACGACACGAGGACGGCGCGTCGCGCCGCGCAGGATTCCGTCCTGCGCGAGCGCCACGCGGCGTTCGATCTCCAGGCGCAGGACCGCCCCGCGAAGTTCGAGCGGTTCCGTTTCGCCGTTGTGGGCGAAGGCTCGCGAGACGCCAACGACAACTACCGGCGTGGGTATGACGCCGTGGACTGGAGCCGCGCATGATCCACGGCGTCGCCTACAACTCCATCGACTTCTCGCAGCCGTACATCCTGCGGGGGACGAACCAGCAGACGAACGATAACCTCATCTGGCAGCCCCCCACCTACAAGGCGTTCGGAGCGGGGCCGGTGGCGTCCGCCACCCTCCGTCTGCCGGGGATGGGGCTCGGCTACTTCGCGCTCCACAACCGCAGCGGGTCGGCCTCCGTCATCGGGATCGGCGTGCGCATCCCGAACTATCTGTGGATCGCCGGGCAGTGGACGGACGCCACGACGACGTTCACGGATGACACCACGGACGCGCAGGACGCCGACACGAACGACTTTGCGCTGGAGACGACCACCAACAACGACGGCTATGTGATCGCCTGCCGGGTGCCGTTCAACGCCGTCAGCATCAACGTCTCGACGGCCTCCGTGGACGCGGTGTCCGTCGCCCGCGCTGTCCGGTTCTCGGATTCAGCGGGAACGGGGTGGCAGACCGCCGACGCCAACCTGTTCCAGCAGACGGCCTCGGCCACCAACTACGCGACGGGCGAAAACGTCGTCGTCTTCGCCCCGCCGATCGACTGGGGCAAGTCCTCGTCGCTGGCGACCGGCCTGCCCGACGGCCATTACGCGATGAACGTCCGCGCGACGGACGCCCCGGGAACGACTGCCGGGCTCGCGAAGGCGATCGAAGTGTATCGCCTGTACTTCCTCCAGGAAGCCGTCGCGGACAACTCAACGCTGGTCGAGGAGTTCTCGGGGCGGGAGTTCGTGATGGCGCAGGACGACCGGGGCGGGTCGGGCCTGATCTACGGCGACGCGCTGGTGGCGCTGTTCGGGACCGCGAACGATCAAAACCGCGGCACCGTGCAAGTGCGGGCGATCTGAGCGGTGGACGCCCATGACGCCCTCGCCGCCCGCTGAGCTGGTTCGCGCGCTCAAAGCCTACGACCCCACGCTGTCCCTTCGCTGGGGCGTGCGCTGCGAGCGGTGGATCGTCGTCAAGAAGGTCGATGACCGGGTGGGACGGCTCCTGAAGGAGCGCCCGAACCCATACAAATCCCTCAAGGGTCACGACCGCTACGACGTCTGGCGAGACGGGTACGACGACGTGCTGTTCATCGACCCGTCGCTGATCCAGCTCACCGGCCTCGTCATGGATCGCATCGCGGAAGCGGACCTCCAGCGGGCCGGCGGACGCGAAGCCCTCAATCGCCGCCTCGATGAACTCGACGAGCAGAAGGAGCGCGAGGCGAACCGCGCCATCGCGCACTTCACGGAAGCGGCAGCGTCCGAGGCGTACGACCGCCTCCAGTGGGGATTGGGGAACCGCGTCGCGATCACGACCCCGGACCCGCTGGCGAAAGCCCAGCGCCATGAGGACGGCTTTGTGATCGTCGATCGCAGAGTCCTCGCGTGACCCTCGACACCGTGGCGGCCGAGATGCGCGCCCGGTTCACGCCGGAGCAGGCCGACCAGCCCGTCACCCGCGCGTTCATCACGGCCGAGGAGTGGAACGTGCTGGCGTCGGCCATCTATCTGCGGGACGTCGTGCAGGAAGCCATCGCGAGCGGGCGGGTGCCCGAGGACAAGGCGCGGAAGGCGATCGAGCGGTCCAAGGGGGCGCGGTAAGTGGCGCTCTACAAGACGCTGGGCGACATGCGGACGCTCGTTCGCGACGGGGTGGACGAAGATACCGCGTCCAACTGGAGCGACGCCAAGCTCAACCGCGCGATCAACAAGGCCGCTCAGCGCGTGTGGATGGAGTGCCGGGCGCTCAAGGACGATTTCTTCCTCACGTCCCGTACGTCGCTCGACGGTACAGCCACGATCCTCGGCACGAGTTACGCCACGTCGGACTTTGCCATCTCCGTGGGCGTGAAGACTCGCACGCTTCCCCCGGACGTGGCCGAGGTGAAGCTGATCGAATGCATCACCTCCGGGTACGAGCACGTTGTCTTCGAGCCCTCGGATCTCAATGACCCGTGGTTCGTCGGCAACCGGATGCTGACCACGAACGTCTCCCCGTCGGTCTTCCGGTGGGACATCGTGGATCAGCGCACGCTCGTCCTCGACGTCGGCTCGGACACCGCGCTCGACCTTCGCCTCTGGTACGTGAAGATCCTCGCGGAGATGTCCGGCGACTCGTCGGACCTGGAACTGCCGCACCCGCTCTATCAGGCCGTCGAGGAATACGCGATCTCCACGGCCATGATGCAGGACGGCAACCCGAATGCCGCCGCCCACGAAGCCCGCGCCCGCCAGATCATCGCCAACTTCTTCGGCTCTCATGCTCGCCAACTCGGCGCGCAAGAGACTGCCGTCGGCGCGTTCGAGGGCTGGTAAATGGCCCGCCAGCGCAGTGACCTGTTCTCGTACCAGGTGTTCGACTTCCGCAAGGGGCTCGACATCAAGACGTCGCCCCTCACGCTCTCGCTGACGAAGGGGCAGAACGCCGTCCGCAGGGCCGACAACATGGTCTACACGTCGTCGGGCGGCGTCACGAAACGCTTTGACCAGACGACGCTCACTACTTCGTCGGTCGGCGCGTCCGTGGCGATCACGGGCGGCCATCAGCTTCGCCGGTCCAACGGGAACGATTACGTCCTGTTCGGCACCGACAACGGCAAGGTCTATCTCCTCAACTCGGACGGCACGACGACCGAGCTGGCGACGGGCCTGACGAACTCCACCAAGCACTACTTCACGACGTACAACGACCTCGCGATCTGGGGTAACCGGGCGGACACGCCGAAGAAGTACGACGGCACGACGTGGGGCAACCTCGGCGGCTCGCCGCCCTCGACCGCGGGGCCGTGGGCGGTTCACGGTAACCGCGTGTTCGCGCTCGACGCTACGCAGAAATCGCGCCTGTCGTGGTGCGCGCTGAACGACGAAGAGGACTGGACGACGGCGAACAACGCCGGGTCACTCCTCGTGAGCGAGAACGACGGCTCCAACGCCATGAACCTCATCGCGTCGATCAATGAACTCGTCATCGTCAAGGGGCGCCGTCCGTATCGCTTGCAGGGCACGAGCCCCAGCACGTTCGCGCTGACGAACCTCGTGCCCACGACGGGATCGGTCGGGAGCGTCAGTCACCTCGGCGCGGTGTTCGCGCTCAACGACGTGTGGTATCTCGCGGCCCCGGGCGTCGTCTCGCTCTCGACCGTCTTCAACTTCGGCGACATCAAGGCGAAGTTCGCCAGCGACCGGATCAGCCCCTATTTCGAGGCGGGGTCCGGCTACACGCTGTCGCTCCAGAACCTCGCCAACGCCGTCACGGCGTACGACGAGCAGAACAATCGCCTGTATGTCGCGGTCGACTCCAATGCCGACGGGAAAAACGATCTCGTGCTCGCGTACGACCTGCGCCTCGGCTCGTGGTCGGTGTGGACGAACCAGTCCATCGCGTCGATGTGGCCGGTCTACAACTCCTCGACGGGCGTCACGGAAATCTACGCGGGGACGTACACGGGCCACGTGCGCGCGTTGAATCGCGACGTGTCCACGAACGCTATCGACGGCCATTTTCGCCATCTCTCCGACCTCGGCTTGCCGGGATGGGAGAAGAAGGTCCGCTACGCCTACTTCTATCTCAAGGAAGAGGGCAACTACTCCGTCACGATCGACACGAAGTACGACTTCGGGGCCACGGGCGGCCAGACGTACACGGCGTCGCTTCTCGGCGGCTCGAAAACGCTCGGCGTGAACTGGACGCTCGGCACCGATCCGCTCGGCTCGAAAGAGCAGATCGTCAAGCGCATCGACGTCCGTGGCTTTGGTGAATTTGTGGAGTTTGGGGTCCGCAATGCGAATGCCGGGGAGCCGTACACCTGTTACGGCTATCAGGCGTTCGCGCGACCCGTGCGGCAGATTCGCCGCGGAACGGCCGCCTGATGCCGACGATGACCACCCTCGTGGACGGTACGATCCCGGTCGCCGCCGACTTTAACGGCAACTACACGGCGCTCAATCAGGCGATCGGCACGTCGACCACGATCACGTCGTACACGACCGGCGACATGCTGTACGCGAGCGCGACGAACAAGCTGTTGGCCCTGCCGATCGGGACGGGGAGCGGGCAGACACTCGGCATCGCGGCCGGCGTGCCCGCGTGGGTCAGCTACCCCTACGTACTGACGAACTCCGGGACGGGCGTCACGATCAGCAACTCGGCGGCTGAAACGACGCTGCTCACGGTGTCGGTGCCGGCCAATCTGCTCAGCACGAAGCACCTGCTGCGGGTGACGGTCTACAGCCGCGCGACCAACACCACGGGCGGGACGGTCGCCTACCAGATGCGGCTCAAGTACGGCGCGACCACGCTCGTCTCCCCGTCGATCAACGTCACGACCGGGGCCACGAATCTCGCCCAGCAGTGGCACGGCTCGCTGATGAACCTCGGGGCGACGAATAGCCAGCAGGCGCACATCTGGGAGATCCAGAGCGCCGCCTTCGGCGGCGGTCCGACGCGTGGGACGGCAGCCGAAGACTCGACGACCGCGCTGAACCTCGTGCTCTCGATGCAACTGGATACCGCGAGCGCGAGCGCCACGTTCACGATGGATCACGTCACGGTGGAGGTTGTCCGCTAATGCTCGACCCTCGCGCGTTCGGTCCCACGTCGTCTCCGCGTCCGCTCACGGGCCTCGCCCGTCTCGGGCGCTTCCGTCCGCCCGCTCTCGACGGCGGCGATCGCATGTTCGCGAACCCGGGCATGCCCCGCGGCCCGCAGGGTGATGACCGCATGTACGCGAACCCTGGCATGCCGCGCGGGGTGGACGATCGCATGTTCGCGAACCCGGGAATGCCGAAGCGGCCGCTGGACTCGCCTGCGAGCCCGACGCCGTGGCCCCGGAACCCGCTGGACGATCGGATGTTCGCCAACCCGGGGATGCGCCGATACGCCCGACCCGACATGCCCGACGACGAACTCTGGCGCCCCCTGAAACCGGGCGCTCCCGATGACCGTATGTTTGCGAACCCCGGGATGCCGCGGGGACCGCAGCCGCCGGATTTCGTCGCCGGCCCCGTGTTCCCGCCGAGTGGGCTGCTGGGGCTCGAAAGCCTGACCGGCGGCGATCTCTCGTCGCGGTTGCGCCGCGTGCGATAGATGCCACTGGACCCGCGTGCGTTCGGTCCCCCGTCGGTGCCCCCCACCGATCAGCCCGTGCGGCGCTCGACGGCGCTTCGGCCGTCGTCGTCGTCACGTCCCCCTGAACTCGGCGGCGACGTCAAGGCCGTGCGGGCGATGCAGGCGCTGCCGACGTTTCCCGTCCAGAAGGACGTCGTGGACGATGACGGGGCCGATCTCGATTTCACGCGCCTGAACTTCGGGCCGGCAGAGAGTGCCGCTCCGCGAGGACTCGCGCGGCTGTCCGCCCCCGTCACTTCCCCGACGCCGGAGCAGATCGACGCGCTGTTCGATGCGGGCGATTTCAACGCGCTCCGGCGGCTGCCGGGGCTGACGCGGGAAGCGGCGGAAGCGGGCTGGGAGCGAGTGAACGCGCGCAATAGCAATTTCGTGAACTCGCTCGGGGGACATGGCGAGACGGGCGATTCCCCGACGTCGGGGGTCGCCTTGACGGATACGAGCGAGGGACTGGCGACTGCGCAGGGACTCGCGAGCGCGCTCGGCGGCTTCGGCGGCCGACTTGGTACGACGGCGGCGAACTTCGGCCTCAACGCGCTCGGATTCCCTAACGCCCCAATGGCCAGCCTGCTTGGCCTGCTCGGCGTGCCCACCAGCCTGCTCGGGCTCGCGCGCCACGGACTCGGCACGTCGGTGGGCGTGGCCACCGGCAACTCCGGTATCCCCTCCGGCGACTTCGACGCGACGCTCGCAGACCTCGCGCTGAACGAAGCGAACCTTGCGCCACTGGGACTCACGATGGGCCGCAGCGGACCGACGACGAACTTCGGTACGCGCGGCCCCGATGCGCCCGACCCGACCCCGGCCCCACCGCCGGACTTCGACACCGAAGGCGCCGCGTTCGGGCTCTCGGACGGCTCCGGCAACTCCTCCGGTGACGGCACCGCCGGTCCTGGGGCGGGCGGCACGGGCAGTTCCGGCGACGCCGCGGCGTACCACAAGGGTGGGATGGTGAGAGATCGCCAGAAGCGCCCGAGAGGCGAAGAAGCGGCCACGCTGCAAGAGGGCGAGTTCGTCGTGGACCGGGATTCGACGCGGAAGTATCGCCCGGTACTGGAACGCATGAACCGCGAGGAGCCGCGAGGACTGGAACGGCTCGCGAGAGGACGTCATGGCCGACGCTGAATCGCTGCGGAAAGCATCCCTCTCGGGACTGGAATCGCTCGCGAACACCGACGAACGCGCCTACGCGGACGCGATGTACCAGCGGACGGTCGATCCGATCCTGCGTCAGTACGAAGAGGACATCCAAGCGCAGCGCGAGAACCTGAACGCGCGCGGCCTCTACGGCGGCGCCGGACTCGGGCTGAACACGTACCTCAACGACCGGATGAAGAAGCTGGAGGACTCGCGCGCCGAAGCCCTCATCCGGGCGCGCCGCGAAGCGGACCTTGCCGCGCGCTCAGCGACGCTCGCCGCGCTCGGGCAGGCCGCGAGTGCCGCCCAGACGGACCTCAGCCGACAGGCGGGCGCCACGAACGCGGACGCGAACCGCCAGATGCAGGCGAAGGCGCTCGACCGTCAGGAAGGCATCGCGAACCGCCAGATGCTCGTCGGCGGCCTTGGCTCCCTCGGCGCCGCCGGGTTGTACGGCGGGATGCGGAGCGGGGCGTTCAAGGGTCTCGGAGATTCGATCGCCTCGGGCGCCAGAGGGCTGTTCGCCAGTAATGGCGGCGGGGCGGCGAGTCCCGGCTTCGACGCGCAGCGGCTCGGGGAGCGTGGGGACTATTCCACGTCGTTCTCAGCGTCGCCGGCCACGAGCGATTTCGACATGGAAGGTGCCGCCTTCGGCTCGGGCGGTGCCGACTTCGGGCTGGAATCGCTCGGTGGGTTGGACTACGGCGGCTTCGATAGCGGCGTCACCGACTTCCTGCCGCAACTCTCCGAGGGGTGGGACTTTGGGGGCGGGGATGCGCTCTCCGGGCTCGACCTGCTGTCGTTCGGGGTCGACGGCGCCGGCATGTGGGACTGGACCAGCGGCCTCGCGGACTGGACGGGCTGGTAATGGCCGGCTCCCTGCCCGCGATGCTCGCCGCCATCCTCGGCCAGAGCGCCACCGGCATCCCGAAAGGGATGGAAGCCGCGGACGACGCGCGCCAGCGCCAGCAGCAACTGGACGAGCTGAAGGCGCACCGCGAAGCGTCCCTCGGGTTGCAGGAACGACAGTTCGCGGAGACGCAGGCGCAGCACGAACGCGCGAACGCGCCCGTCGACCTCAGCCCCTACGGCGGCAGTCCGACGCAAGACCCGCGCACGGCGAACGCCGCGCTGCAATGGGTCTATCGGCAAGCCGACCAGAAACGGCAGGCCGAAAAGGAACAGGCCGAGCGCACGCGCTCGATGGAGCAGGGCCGCACGCTCGCGGATCAGATGGAGCGCGATCACGCCGTCCCCGACCCCGGCGCCGGCTACGGCCCCGTCCAGCCGCCGAAGCACATCAGCGGGACGGCGCAACTCCTGCGGCATCTCGGCGTCACGCCGCGCACGGAATCGGCAGCGTTCGATGCAGTGAAGTTCCGCGAGCCGAAGGAACCGAGAGAGCCAAAACAGCCCACGGTCGGCGCCGAGATCGTCAACACGGTACGCGCGCTTGAGGAAGCACAGGCGCGCGGTGACAAGGCGACGGCCGGCGTGCTCCTCGCGCGTCTCGACAAGCTCAAGCAGTATTCGCTGCCCGAGGGCGCGAACCTTGTCGGTGGCGGCACGGGACAGACGCAGGCGCAGGGGCCGCCGAAGACGCAGCCGCTGCCGGCGGGCGAAGCCGCGACGAACGCCGACCTCCGCACCGCCGACAATCTCCTCGGTGAGATCGACCGGGGGCTCCAGCCCGGGTACATCGGCCCGGTGGCCGGGCGTCTCGGTGCGCTGCGGAATGTGACGGGCATCGGCGCCACGAGCGCGGAATCCACGCATCGGGCGCGGCTGGCGGAAGTGTCGAACGCGCTGCTCCGGGCGCAGTCGGGTATGGCCGTGACGCCGCAAGAGTACGAGCGCATCAAACAGGAACTGCCGCAGCCCACGGACCCGCCGGTCGTCTTCAAGGCGAAGCTTGCCGCGGCGCGGAAGCTCATTCAGGACAAGCTGGCGAACCGCGCTGCGGAGTTCGATCAGCGCGGCTTCCGTGGGGGCGTGCCGGCCGCGCCGGCTGCTCCTGCTCCGGCCGCGCCGCAATTGCCAGCCGGCACGAAGATGGAGAACGGCGAGATCGTCTCGCAGTCCGGTAAATACGTGTGGCGCGGTGGGCAGTGGCAGCCCCGCTAATTCCCTCGCCGCCTGACGCGGTAATTCCGCCGCCACCGGATTTCGAGGCTGCGTCACCCGACACGCGCAACGCCCTGACGCGCGGCTATCAGGAGTACGTCGCGAAGCCGGTGACCGATGTCGTCGCGCAGGGGATGCGCTCCGTGACGTCTCCGTTCGTCACGGCGGCCCGCGTCGCACAGGGCGAACCGATCAGCCAGGTTGCGCGCTACCCGGAGCTTTCTTCGACGCCCGCCCCGACGGATGCCGCGAAGGTGCTCGTCCCGCAGACGCCGACCGAAGCGGGTATCACCATCGGCGGGCTGGCGCTCGGCGGGCCGCTCGGCGCGTACCTCGCGCGCGTGCCGAAGATGGCGAAGGCGGCGCCGGCTGTGGGGCGTGCGCTCGGCGTGACGACGGGTGGAGCCGCGGGCGACGTGGCCGAAGGCGGCTCAGGGCTCTCCGGGGCCGCCACAGGCGCCTTCGCGGGGACGCTCGGGGAAATCCTCGGCTCGTCCAAGGTGAACCAGATGGCGCCAGGCGGGATGAAGGCGATCAACCGCAAGGACGCCGCGAACGTCGCGAAGACGGTCGGGGAGATCAGCCCCCCGCTGAAGGGTGCGAGCACGATCCGCGACCTCCGCGAGATGGCGGCTGGAGGCGGGCAAAAGACGCTCGGCGCGGCGAAAGATTCGGTGAACCGCGAGATCGACGCCGGACTCGACATGATGGGGACGCATGTGACGGTCCCCTCGCTCGGCCAGACGGTGCCGACGAAGGTGCTCGTGCCGCCGACCGGCGGGTATACGGCCGGCACCGCCCCCAAGCCGATGACGTTGCAGGAAGCCAACGACGAGTTGTCGAAGATCGGCGCGCGGGCGTTTTCGCGCGACCCGATGGAGCGGAACTTCAACGGGGTCGATCAGCGCCAGCTCTACGGGAAGGTCAGGCAGGAAATCCTTGACGGTCTCGACGCCGCCGACCCTACCGGCTACTCGCGCGGCATCTTCGAGAAGATGCAGGAGCAGTTTTCAAAGGGGCTGACGCTCGTCGGCGGAGCCGGCAAGAAGGGTGTGCTCGACCGTTCCGGCGTGTTCCGTCCGAGAGACGGCGACGAGGCTCTGAACATGGGCCAGCTTCAACAGATGCTCACCGATCCGAAGATCGCGCGGAACCTTGAAGCGCGTCTCGGCTCGGCGGACTACCAGAAACTCGTGCAGACGATCACGCGCGGCGCCGGCATCGGCGGGCGCGACGCGCTCGCGTCCGGCCCTCAGAGCCCGTACCGCGTCCTGATGGATCTGCTGTTCGAGAAAAGCGGCGGGTCACCGAAACTCGCGTCACTCCCAGGCCGCCTGCTCGCCCCCAACGCCTCGTCCCGCTACATCGGCAACGTCCCGGACGTCGGGGGCACCCCCGGGAACCGGATGCTCATGGACATTCTGCTGGGCGTGGGGACCGACCGCGCCACGAGGACGGAATGACGTTCCACGCCGAACACCGAATGATTCGGGGATGAGCGACCGTCCCGCGATCCGCGTGCCGCTGATCCTGCTGGTGAGTTTCCTGCTGACGTTGTTCGGCGGCGGGTTTCTGTACCTCGCGGGGGCGAAAGCGGATCGTACGAGCGTGGAGGCCCTTGGGCGGGCGGTGGACGCGAAGGCCGACAAGGACGCCGTGAAAGAGATCCAGCAGGACGTCCGCGACCTCCGCAATCACTTCCTCGGGCCGCGGCGATGACGCTCCGTGAGCAACTGATTCGCGACGAGGGCTGCAAGCTCCGCGTGTACAAGGACAGCCGCGGCATCGAGACGATCGGCGTCGGGCGGAACCTCCGCGACAAGGGGATCAGCCAGCACGAGGCCGACATGCTGCTCGACGCCGACATCCTCGAATACTCGGCGGCGGTCATCGCGAATCTGCCGTGGTCCCTGCGGCTGGACGAAGCGCGTCGCGCCGTCCTCGTCAACATGGCGTTCAACCTCGGGGTTCGCGGCCTGCTCGGGTTCCGGAACATGCTCGCGGCGGTGGAGGCAGGGCAGTACGACCGCGCCGCCGACGAGATGATGGATTCGCAGTGGGCTGGACAGGTGGGTGAGCGCGCCGCGCGTCTCGCGCGCCAGATGCAGACCGGGATCTGGCAGTGACCCGCCGCTGCCCGAACTGCGGCGAGGACACGCTGGCCTACGCCCGTCCTCTGGCCTGCTGGCAATGCACGAACTGTTCGTGGAAGGACCGGCGGTGAGCATCTGTTCGCAGTGTGGCTGCGCGCTGCCCGGCGACGTCGATCTCTGCACGTACCACCACACGGTGTACGGCGACGATTGGGCGGTCGCCAATCGCATCATGTGCGACCTGTTCCACCGGGGAAAGATCCCGCCGCGCCTGACGGCAGCCGAGCGCGCCGAAGACGTCATCCATACCCCGGACGGGATGTTTTGACGCTCCGGGCGCGCTGTCTTACGTGCGGGTGCCGGCGGGGGATTCTCTGCACGAAATGTGAGACGGGCCGTTGCGCCCACTGTACCCGCTGATCCTCGTGACCATCACGGCCACGCTGCCGATCAACGACAACATTCAGGAAGCGACCAAGCTGCTCAAGCAGGCCGCCGTCACGGCGGGGTGCCCGGAAGACCGCGTGCGGATGTCTATGCGATGGCTCGGTGGCGATAAGGGTCTCGAAGTCGAAGTGCGCTGCGCCCCGGAATTCTAACGGAGGGTCAGATGGCGACACGTCCACCGACGCAACTGCCGAACGACCTCAACACGATGGCCGAGGGCGACACGACCGACGATCGCTGCATCCACCAGGGCGAGCCGGATTACTGCCATTGCCGCCGGCACAAGAAAAAGCAGAAGTAGGTGGAGCTTGCGTCCTTCGACATCAAGCGCAAGCAGGGGGATCACGCGCCCGTCGTCATCGCACCCGTCGGCGACATTCAGTGGGCGGGGCCACGTGGGGCGACGGCGAAAGACCTCCTGAAGCGTCACATCGACCGCTGCATGGAACTCGGCGCGTGGTTCGTCGGCCTCGGCGACTACATCGACTTCGCCAGCCCGTCCAACCGGCAACGTCTTCGATCGGCCGCTCTGTACGACACCGCCGAGGACGTCATCGACGACAAGGCGCTCGACCTCGTGCTGGAACTCTTCGAGCTGTACCTGAAGCCGACGAAAGGGCGGTGGCTCGGCCTGCTCCACGGCCACCACTACGCGCTGATGAAGACCGGGGAGACGACCGATCAACGGCTGTGTCAGTTGCTCAATGCGCCGTTCCTCGGGACCAGCGCCTACATCCGGTTGCAGTTCCTCGTCGCGGGCGCGCGGATGCCGGTGACGCTGTGGGCGCATCACGGGATGGGCGGGGGCCAGAAAGCCGGCGGGCCGCTCGGGAAGATCGAGGACATGGCGGCCTCGTTTCCCTCGGCCGACATCTACCTGATGGGCCACACCACGAAGTCTCCCGTCGCGCCGATCGAGCGGGTCATGGCGCGCTGGAAGGGCCACGGGGGGCCGGGCCTGATTCACAAGCGGGTCTATCTCGTGAACACCGGAGGATTCTCCCGCGGATGGATGCACCAGTCCAAGCAGGGCAACGTGCCGATGGGCGGGTACGTCGAGCAGGGGATGATGCGCCCGGCCACGCTCGGGGCGCCGCTGATTCGGATTACGCCGCGGATGGACTGCACCGGACGGAGCAAGCCCGGCAAGGGCAACACGTGGGCGCCGGACATCTCGGTGGAGATATGACGGATCCCGAGGACCGGGTGTACGGCCAGATGCTCATGATCGTCGCGGAACGGACGGGGCTCGACGCCAAGGCGGTCGACGCCGTGATAACGGCGCTCGTGGCGTATTGGGAAGAACACCCGAACGCGAGCGCCATCGTGGACGCCCTCTGATGCCCGTCCCCGAGTGGCTGATGCGCTTCGAGTTCAACCCGGCGTTTCTTCCCTTGACGGAGGACAACGCCGAGGGGATCGCCCGCTCGCTGGACGACCTCGCCACGACGATCAGCGTCATGGCGGTGGAGTACCGCAAGAAGGAACACAAGACGACCCCCGTCATCGAAATCTTCGGGGTCGGGGAAGCGTCGCGAGAACTGGCGTCCGACCGCCAATCGAAAGGGGACTGAAGGATGACCGCATTCATGGCACGTCTGACGGGCTGGCGCACGACCACCATCGGGATCACGGGGACGGCGGTCGCCGTGTGGCTCTGGAACTCCTTTGGGTGTCAGGCGCCCGCGAGCTGGGGGGACTGGTTCCTGCTGGCGGTGCCGGCGCTCGTCGGCATCCTCACCCGCGACAAGCGGTGACGTGGGCGGCACGCTCGGGGCGATCCTCGGATCGCTCCTCGTCGCCCTCGTCAACCTGTTCCTTGCCCGGGAGGACTTCCGGGGGCGCGTCCTTGCGGACGCGGACAAACCGGGCCGCGAAGCCGAACGCCGGGCGCTGGCGTGGCTGGCTCGTGTTGGCGCTGGCGGTGGTCAGCTCCGGGTGCGCGGGGATGCCGAGATCCACCTTACGGGTGGAGATCCCGGAGCTGGGTGCCCGGCCGAAGGCTGTCCCTTGCGCGGTGGGGCGGCATCCTAGCGACGTTTCGCCGGCCGCCTGTGTGATCGTACTGGCCGACGACTTTTCGGCCCTCGTGCGGGCGCTGAAGACCGCCTGCTTAGCTTCCGGGGGGTCTTCGGCGGCGTGTCAGACCGAGCCCGAATGATTCGGACGCCAGCGACCCCCGCCCACTGATGCAGTAAGAGGGGCGCCCAAGCGTAGGCCGGTACGCGATCCAGCCGGCGCCATTCGCTCCAGGTGGGGTAGGGGTGCCCCGCCGTCAGCTTCGCCACCGTCCCGGCGATGGCGACGGCCCACTGCCACGGGATCGGGGCCGCGTACTTCCGGGGCTTGCGGCTGGCCTTCTTCATGTGCGACCGTGGAGGCCGTGACTGAGATCACCGAGCGGCGGGTCAAGCACGACGAGATCAAGGCCGTGTCGTTCGTCTGCGACAACGACAAGTGCCGGGCCGAAATCGTCATCGACCTCAGCAACGAGGTGCAGGTGGACCGGTTTCGCGTCGTCCCGAAATCGGAGTCGCGCAGCTTCGTCTGCCCGTTCTGTGACGAGCAGGTCGGGCTGCCGCTGCGGCTCGCGATCAACGGCTACCGCGACTTTCTGTACTACCTCAGCCTCGTCAAGCAACCCGCCGTCTTCCGTATCCCGTCCTAGATGAACAACGACGATATTCGATCCCTCGATCAAGGGCTGGACGCTCTGGAGTCCGTCAGGACGTCGATCATCGCGGTGTACCAGCGTCAGCCGATGCACGTCTCACGACGAATGGCTGACGTGCCACGACGCGACCCGCTAACACTACGGCCAGCCAGTGCATCCCCGGCTCCGACAGGCGCAGCGGCAGCCGCGGGACGAACAGCCACGTCGTCGGGCGCGTGGTCGAGAGCGTGGCGATGGTTGACCAGTCGTCCGCGACCGCGTAGCCGTCCGGTCCGGTAACCGAGAGCGTCACCGGCCATTCAGCCGGCAGGTCACCGCTGTTGAGCAGCACGGCGGCGTCCCGGGAGACGGTCGCCGGCAGCGTCGTGACGATCTCCTCCACGACGCGCACGAGGTTGGTCGCCCCGTCGGTGTCGGACACGATGGCCTCGCAGAGCACGGCGACGCTCACAGTCGGCCCTTTCGGGTCGGGCGTCAGGGGCATCTAGGGGGTCAGGGCCGCGGCTTCAGGGGATGACCTGTAACACCCAGCCGAACCATGTCTTGAGCGCGCACGCGGTCGAATCATTCGGGGGACGCTCACCCTTCCATCCAGCGGCAAAGCATGAGGGGGCGTCCGCTTTCGCGGACGGAGCAGTCGCCCCGCCGTCCCTGACGGCGCCAGTGGCACAGCCCGTCAGGATGAGGCAGAGGAGCAGGGCGGGGACGCTCATCGCGTTCCGTATCGAGTACGCAGGCACTCGCTGAATGCCCGCGTCGCCGGTTCGGGACGCACCAACGCGCGCGGTGTGATTTTGTAGCCCGTCGCCCGCTCGCATTCGTTGAACTGCCGGCGCAGGACGCACTGAGCGACGCGCTCGGCGGCTACTTGGTCCGGACTCGGCAGGTAGCCGCTGCCGCCAACCGCCAGCCCGGGCGGCAGCGCGGCATTGACGGCCATACGGCCGGCCGGCGTGGTGACGTCAACGCCGAGCGCGGCGCCGCCTCCCACGATGTCCGAGCTGCTCACGGTCCAGCCGCCGAGCGTGAAGCGACCATCGGGCTGGACGTGCGAGAGCCAGACCTTGGCACCGAGCTGATCCTCGCAGGCTTTGACGGTGCTGTGGACCCACTCTTGGGCGGGCGTCCGTCCTTGCGTGCTGGCACAGCCTGCGGACAGCAGCAGGACGAGCATGAGCTTCATCGTTCGCCCTCCGATCGTCGGTCGTCGTCCGCGTCGTCAATCCATCGCCGCCGATATTCGTCGTTGTCGAACCTCTCCTGCTGATGGTGCGAGCGGAGTTCTTGAAGTAGGCGCTCCGCGTCGAAGACGAGACGCCGCATCTGAATCCCGATGAACCGGAGCAGATCGACGTAGCGCGCCTTTGCCGCGTCGGGGAGCCGCTGCTGCTCCATTTCCGCGCGCAGTGACCGCAATAGCGTCTGCACTTGGTCGCGCACCGTCGGCTGGCCGTGATGCTCGTCGCCCATGAGCAGATATTTGGGGGACACCCCCGTCACCATGGCGATCCGGTACAGCACCCACGCCTTGGGGTCCTGCTGTCCAGACTCGTATTTCCCGACGTTGTTCTCGTGGATGCCGATGGCTTTGGCGAACTCGGCTTGCGTCCCACCCCACCGTGTGCGCGTCTCCCGCAACCGCATGCCGAGATCGGGGACCTTCTTTCTTTCCGCCACGTTGTCGGACGCTGCCTCCGGGCAGAGCGGTCATCACACAAAAAACTGTGTCTAGAGGCTTGACAAGCACCCACAGAAAACTGTATAAGCGTCATGACTGCAATGGTTCACGACACGAACGAGACACTAGCGATTCGGGACGACCTGCGCAAGTGGCTCCCCGTCCTCCGGGCGACGCTGCGGATCAGTCAAAACGAGTTCGCCCGCCGCGCCAAGATCGACGAGTCCGTGTTCTCGCGCTGGCTCCGGGGCGTCATTACATCGGAGCCCTGCGAGCGGAAAGCGCGGCGCGCGCTGACGCGCCTCAAGCGGCGGGTGTTGGTGGACCGCGAGCGCGCCTCCTGATGCCCGACCCATCCCGCAAGCCGCTGGCGCACGTCCCGATGGAATCGCGCGACGAGCGCGTGACGGTGCGGCTGACGGCGACGGAGATGGCCGAGTGGCAGGCGGCAGCGCGCCGGGCTGGGGAGGAAACCTCGCGGTACTTCCGGCGGTGCGCGTCCATCGGAAGGAAGGTACGCGAAGCGAACTTACTGAGCGAGGCGACAGGCGGATGACGCGGCAGACATTGGCTGACGGGGCGGCAGACATTGGCGGTCAGCGCGGAAAAAGCCCCCGCCGTTCGTCGCCTCTGGCGACGCCCAATGTCGAACGCGTGTCGTCGTACGACCTCTGGAAACGACTCGATGTGAGAAAGCCCCTCTGGCGGGCGCGCTCCGCGCGGTGGGTGGCGGTGAATCACGTTCGCAAGGAGGGCAAGGCCGATGGGGCGTGAGATCCGACGTGTACCAGCGAACTGGCAGCACCCGACGCACGAGCGGTGCCCGCACAACACGACGTGTCGGCCGGTCTGCTACCGCCCGCTGTTCGACCAGGACTACGACAGCGCCGCCCGCGAATGGCTCGACGGGCTGCTGGCGTGGGAAGCCGACAAGGCCGGCGAGCGGACGAAGGCGGAGAGGTCCAAATACTACGAGCGCTACTTCTGGGACTGGCACGGACGTCCGCCGGACAAGGACTCGTACCGCGCCGACGCGTGGACGCCCGAGCAGGCGACGCACTTCCAGATGTACGAGACGGTCAGCGAAGGCACGCCGGTCTCGCCGGTCTTCGCCACGAGGGACGAGCTGATCGACTACCTCATGAACCACGGCGACTTCTGGGACCAGCAGCGCGGAGAGGGCGGCTGGCGTCGTGAGAACGCCGAGCGGTTCGTCGGCGTCGGCTACGCGCCGTCGCTGGTGGTGACGAACACGGCCGAGGAGTTCAGCGTCAAGGCGCCGAGGGATGGGGCGTGATCTCGCCGAAGGCGAAACGTCCGTCTCGGACGCCATGAAGTCGCTTGGCTACGTATTTTTGGGGGCCACGCTGACCCTCGTGGTGCTGGCGAGGATCGGCAAATCGCTGGCGCACGAGGCGTGCGGGGCGTGCCGGTGAGCCTTGGCGAAGCGGTGTTCTACATCGGCCTGCTCATGTTGATCGCGCTCTGTGCCGGCTCGCCAGACCTGCTGGACGCCATCACGGAGCGGGTGAGGGCGTGCCGGTGAGCATCGTGACGGCGGGGGGTACCATGCCGCGGGTTCGCATCCCGTACGGCCTGGAGGCCCCCGACGCCATGATTACCGACCTGTACCACGCGTGCAGCACCCATCTGCTCACCTACAAGGACTACTCGCCCCTGACGATCCGCTCGTACGAGCGCACGTGGCGCCAGTTCGTGGACTACGTGACGAAGACGGCGGGGCTCCGCGATGAAGTCCGCAGCTTCAACGAGGACACCTGCCTCGGGTTCGCCGAAGAGCTGGCGAAACTCGGCGTGAGCGTCAACGTCATCATCACGAAGCTCGCCGCCCTGTCCACGCTGGCGAAGTACGGGATGCAGCACAAGAACCCCAAGACGCGAAAGCCGTACATGGCGACCAACCCGACGGCGGCCTTTGAATGGCCGCAGGCCGTCAAGCGGGAGCGGAAATACCTCTACCCGAAGGAACTGGCGGCGTTCCTCGCCGTCGAGTTGTCCGAGCCGTGGCAGCGCAACGCCCGCGCCCTGCTCGTGGACACCGGCCTGCGGTCGCTGGAACTGACGCGCGCGAAGGTCGGGGATCTCCACGACGTCAACGGGCTCTACTACCTGTCCGTCGTCGTCAAGGGGCGGGGTCGCAATCGCCGCAAGCTCGACATTCCGGTGTCGGCCGAAGTCGTCGAGATGCTGCACAAGACGATGGTCAACGAAGGTCGTATCCATCCCGACCAGCCGTTGCTCACGAACAGCCGCGGGGAAGCGATGACGACCTCCAGCCTGACGCACCTGGCGACGGCGATCGCGAAGCGGGCCGGCATCGACCGCTTCCGCGTCGGGGCGCACACGCTGCGCCACACGATGGAGATTGTCCGTCGTCGTGGCGGGATCGACCCGCTGCTGCGCTCGCGGATGATGGGGCACGCCAATCCGACCTCGATTCAGGCGTACGACCACATCGTCCCCGACGAACTCCACGCCGCCCGCCAGCAGCAGCACGTCGGCCTCGATCGGTACCTCGGCAACGACTTCACTGCAACGCAGGGTAACGAACCCCGGACAGAGCAATTGAGAGCCGGGGAAGAAGAAAAGGTGAGGGATGACGGGCACTAGCGGCGCGCTCCGGGAGCGGCAAGGGAAGAGGATTACTCAGCCGTGCGCACGAAATCGCGCGCTTACGGAGCACGGGGAGACCCCTGCCAGCATAGTTCGGCAGAGTAATGCGGCACCCCGCCGCGTGTTCGCGTGGCTGCCCTGTTCTCTCTGTCAGCGGATGCCGGCGGGGATGGGGTGCGGGGGGCGGTGTCCGAAATGTGCGGGCGTCGCTGCGCTCCGAGAGGCGCAGGCATGACCAGTTACCGGCACGCGACGGCGATCGAGATGCGGATGCGCTGGCTGAAATGGCTGGCGGGTCCGGGCGAGCGCCTGTTGGTCGAGACGTCTGGGCCGAAACTCTTGCCGGCGTTCCGCGCCGCTCTGGAGCGCGGCGACACGTTCTACATGGAGCCGCAGTTCTGCGGCCTCGTGGAGCACGCTCGCGCCACGATCCCCGACGATCTGCCCTACGAGGCGGCGTGGCTCCATGCGCCGAGCGGGTGGATGTGGCTTGAGACGCCGTTCCTCATGCCGCGCGTCTATCAGCAGGACACGCACCGCGGCGAGATCCGCATCCACGCCGTGGGCTGGCGCGAGACGGCTGCCGGACAGATTCAGGTGACCGCGTTCCAGCGATCGAGCGACTACGTGCCGGGCTCCGAGGGGTTCGCGCCGTGGTCGTGCTTCCTGCTGCGTGACGGCGACGTGCTCGGGGAGCGCATTCGCGAGTTTGAGGACGCCGCGCGCACGTCAACGGGCGGCCACTACATCGAGGGCCGCGACGCCGACCAGATGCACGAGATCCGCTGGGTGTACGCGGCACTGCACCTCATGGCCCAGCGGCTCGCGGTCACGGTTCAGCACGCGACGGATCGCGTGACCCGACGCCGCGCCGAGCGTGACGGGATGACGCCGCCGCCGTTCGTCCACGCGATCACGCTGCGCCGGTTGCAGCAGGCACGCGAACAGGCGGGCGCGGCGGTGGGGGGTCGCGAGTGGAACTGGCAATGGCTCGTCGGCGGGCACTGGCGCAATCAGTGGTTCCCGGCGAGCGGCACTCACCGGCCTGTGTTCATCGACTCGTACATCAAGGGGCCGGGTGACAAACCGCTGAAGCCCGAGACGACGAGGATCTATGTCGCGCGCCGATGACGAGCGGTGGCCTGACCCGCGCATGCACGCGCTGGCGCATCTGCCGAAGCGGCGATGGAGCCGCGACGACTACCGCTACGCGCGCGGCTGGATACAGAGGCTCGGCGGCCAGTTGAAGACGCAGGAGGGCGAAGTCGAGCGACTGCGCCGCGAAATGCTCGGGCTGGCCGAGCAACTGAACACGCTGGACCCGCAGGAGGGCGAGGCGCGGCTGGCGGCCCTCACGGCGTCGTTGTCGCGCTCGATGACCACCATGGCGAAGAACTCGGAGATCCCGAAGGTGGGGCCGTGCGGTGAAGACTGCCCGTGGCGCGAAGCGCCCGCGAGCGACGCGAGCGCCCGATGAAGTCCCGCTCGGCCCTCCAGCAAAAGAAGTTCGACCGCATCCTGTCGGACGCCAAAGGCGTGAGCCCCTTCGGGCCGCCGTACGCCTACCAGACGCGGCCTGTTTGTGAGATTTGCGGGCGGGCGCGGACCACCAAGGCGCACCGGGCGCATCCTCCGGTGCCGCCGAGGACGGACTCCTGATGGCGTCGCGAGACGCGACGGGGGAAGCGACGCCGAGGCCGTGGCGAGTGTCCGGCGACGACGTGGACCGCCCCGCGATCCGCGCCGATGTCTGCCATACCGCATATCACTCGGGCTGCGTCGTCGCCTACATCCCGTCGATTCACGAGCCCGGCCGATCGCGCGCCGACGCCGAGCTGATCGTCCGCGCGGTGAATCACCACGACGCGATGCGGGCGTTCATTCACGACCTGATGTCGCAGGCGTCGGCGTGCTCCTCCGAGGTCTTCGTCAGGCTCAACCACGAGTATTGGGCCGAGCGCGCGAAAGCCCTGCTCGCGTGCGTGGACGACTGCGCTTCTCCGTCCGTCGAGGACGCCCGATGACCTACTCCTACGTCAGCGATGGCGGCGCAGAGCGCCAGGGGGTGGCGTGATGGCGATTTACCCGTACCTCGCCGGTCACCGCGTCCGTGTGGACGAGCGCGTGTTTCAACCTGCCGAAGCGTCGGATGCGGCCGAGTCGGCGGAGCACACCGCCGAGTGCGGGACGACCATCACGGGCCACGCGCACAACTGCTCGTGTGATGCCGCCTCTTCGCCCGTCGAGGGCGCCTGATGGACGACGCGGTGTGGATCGAGGACGAGCGGATGACGCACGCGTACTCGTTCCGGCACCCGCTCGGGGAACTGCCCGAGTCGTGGTTCTGGTGCCCGCGGTGCGACCGCATCTACCCGGGGAGCCAGTGGACGAAGGAATGTCCCGGGCGCCCTGCGGGCGAAAAGGCCAAACCATGACCGTAATCATCTGCCGCCCGCGCTCGTTTGGCCTCGCGGAGGCGAAAGACATCCGGTGTCTCCACTGTCGCCGTGAGACCCGGCACTGGCTGTGGTGCACGAACGACGCGTGGTACGACCCGACCTTTACGTGGAGGTGCGGGGAGTGCGACCGCGGCCGGCGCCCCGTGAAGAACGGAGACCTCAAACCCGAACCGCTGCATTGGCGGCTCGCGGTTGAGGATGCCGTCGCGCAAGTGCGCGCGGAGACCGCTCCCGAAGGGAGCGCCCCTGATGCGTGACGCGCTCCTGTCCGCTGCCGTGGCGCTGGGCGTCGTGGCGCAGCTCTACCTCTTGCTCGCGTTGGTGAGCTTCTGATGGCGTCGCCTGCGGCTCCGGGTGAAGCGACGCCGCGGCCGTGGCGCGTGGTCCGTGAGCGGTTGAAGTTGTCACCGCTCGGGCTGGAACGCGGCTTACGCGCCGAGCCCCCGCCGGAACTGATCGGCATTGAGACGGTGTGGGATCACGGGCAGTTGAAGGGGCCGGTCCCGGTCGTGACGACCGCGCACGGGCCGTACTACGAGCCGAATCACCACATCTACATCAGACCCGCTGATGCCGAGCTGATCGTCCGCGCGGTGAACGCGCACGAGGCGCTCGTGTCGGCGCTGCGCGAAGTGCTCCCGCGCTACGTCGAATTGTTCGAGGCGGCCGGGCTCGGGAATGCCGACGACAGCGTGGTGGTGCCGATGATGCGCGCGGCGCTCGCGCTCGCCGAAGGCGAAACGTCGCGGAGCGACGCCCGATGACCCCCGCCGCGAAGCTCCACGCCATCGAACGGACGCTGGAGCGGATCAGCGCGACGCAGCACGCGCTGGAAAAGAAAAAGGCGTCGCTCAGAAGCGAAGCCCTGCGCCTGCGGGTGTCGCTGAGTCAGGCCGATGCCGACGAGTACGCGTCCCTGACGTGGATGCAGGGCATGACGAAAGAGAGGGTGTGATGAGCGAGAACGGATCGAACCTCGGACTGCTCGCGGAAGCCCTGTCCAAAGCGCAGGCGGCCTTCCCGAAGGTCGTCAAGGACCGGACGGCGAAGGTGCCGCTCAAGAGCGGCGGCGAGTATTCCTACCGTTACGCGGACCTCGCCAGCCTGATCGACGCCGTACGCAAGCCGCTGGCGGACAACGGGCTGGCGTTCACGCAACTGACGGACGTGACGCCCGAGGGGCACGTCGTCCTCGTCTCCGAGCTGATCCACACGAGCGGCGCGACGCGGACGGGTCGGTATCCGCTGGCGAGCCACGACCGGCCGCAAGAGATGGGCAGCGAAATTACGTATGCCCGGCGCTACACGCTCTCGGCGCTGCTCGGGGTCGCGTCCGAAGACGACGACGACGGGACCGCCGCGCAGACCGGCCAGCCCCGTCAGCGCAAGGTGAGCGCGCCCGCCGAAGTGCCGGAGCCATCCGGTGCCCTGCGGATCACCGCCGTCCACACCGCCAAGGGTGTCAGCAAGCAGACCGGCAAGCCGTGGACACGCTTCGACGTGGAGTTCAGCGACGGGCGGAAAGCCTCCACGTTCGACTTGGCGCTCGCCGGGCGAGCGGAAAAGATGTGCGCCGCCAAGGTCGCGGTGACGCCGACGATCGAAACGAACGGGCGGAACACGAACCTCGTCGGGCTGGAGTCGGACGGCGACATTCCGCACGACGTGGATGCGGACCCGCCGTTTGAGTACGAGGGCGTGGCGCTCGGCGTCTCGCCGCTGGCGACGGCGGGGCGACGGGTGGAGACGGTCACGGCGCCACCACTGGACGAGCCGAAGGAAGCCGACCGGGCTTTCTACACCAAGGCGATCAACCGCAAGGCCAACGAGCTGAACCTCACGACGGAAGAGCGGCTGGCGTTGCGGCGGGACTTCCTGCACGACAAGCCGAACGACACCGCCGACCTGAAGCTCGTCCACGCGCTCTATCTCAAGATGGGCGACGCGCAGACGATGCAGGACTGGCGCGACCAATTGAAGGCGAAGGCGTCCTGATGGGCTGGGAGACGCCGGGAGCCACGATCTCGCGTCGGGGAATAGCAGAGGCGGGCTTCGCCCGAAAGTCTCGCCAGAAGTCATCCGGCGACGCCACGGGGGCGGCGTGAGCGGGGGTGTTCGCGCGCTGACGGTGCGTGAGTATCTGGACGCGATCGGGCGGTACTCGTGTACGTGCGGCAGCCACCGGCTGCCGGAGTCGGTATGCCCGCTCAACGACCCGGCGCCAGTCATTGAGGAGCACCGACTGCCCGGCGGGGGGCGCGTCCTCCATGTGGAGCCCCGCGCGCGAAAGTCTCGCCAGAACGTGGCCGGGGACTCGGAGGGGGCGGCGTGAGCCGCTGCACGTTCGGCTTTCACGACTGGCGGCAGAGCCGGGAGATCGCGGAGTACGACACGTGGCCGATAGAGCAGGCGTGGGAGCGGCCCACGCGCACCTGTCGGCGCTGCGGGCGTCTCCAGTGGTGGCTGCCCGGCTACGGCGGAAGTGAGGCCGGCTGCTGGATGAACGCGCGAGCCGTTCCGCCCGTCGAGGGCGCCTGATGAGGGCCGGGGGGATGGTCCCCACGAAGGTCCGGTTTGCGACGTCCCTCGGGACGCCGCAGGCGAGCCCGCCCCTGACGGATCGCACGCGCCTCGACAGGACGCTCGGGTGGCTGGATTCAGCCTTCCGCGAAGCGCCCTCGTCGCAAGTTCCCGAGGGGCCGGTCCCGATGGACGACGACCTCGTACTCGATTGGGTTCGTCAGGAGGCGGGGCGGGAACGGCTCGCGTGGAAGACGGCGTGCGCCTTGGCCCATATCGACTCGTTCAAGGGGCGTCGCTTCGCTCCGAAAGGCTCGCGATGACCTGCACGGCTTGCGGCCACCCCACCGGGGACCACGACTACCGCGGCTGCGAAGTCTTCGTGCCGGCCAACGACGGGCGGTGCCGGTGCCCGCATCCGAACGATGACGCCACGCCGCGCGTTTGTTTCGACCGCGAGACGTGTACCAGCCTGCACACGGGCGATCTCATCAACGGGGCCGGCGAGGAAGCAGATCACCACTACGGCTGCGAGTGCCCGCTGTGCCTCGCCGTCTACGCGAGTCTGCGGTGAGCGCGCCGAAGGCGCCCCGGAGCGCAGCGACGCCCTCGTATCAAGCGAAATCCCTCGCCAGCCACATTCGTCACGCGGTCCCGAACAAAGAAGCGTGGGACCAGCTCCAGACGGAGTACCGGCGGGTCCACGGCTCGGCCAATGACATCGGCCTCGTCTCGGACATGATCGCCTTCTTCCTCGTCTTTCTGTCCAAAGAGCGGGCGGCGCAGGGCGCCGGAAAAGCTCGCGGAGATCAGGCGTGAAGGGCGAATGCGTCGCGGACGGCTACGGCGCCGACTACTGCCTGACGCACAACCAGTGCTACAGCACGTGTCAGCGCGGCCTCGGCTTCCATCGCGGGATGCTCGCCGCGCTCGCCGTGGTGGCCGAGTTCGACGCGGAGACGATCTACCGCGAGATCGTGAAGACGGCAGGCATCAAGTCGCTCAACGACGCGCTTGAGAGCGAGACCGACCACGAACTGAGCGGGCTGAAACGATACGGCTATCGCCTGCCGCGTCGTCTGCGCGCCCGTCCCGAAGGGACGCCCTCGTGATCTTCCTCCTGTTCCTTGAGCGGGAGCGGCGGGCGGCGCAGGGGGCGGCGCAGGGCGCCGGAACGACTCGCGGAGATCGCGCGTGAACCGGAAGAAAAAGCCCGAGGCGTGGCCGGTGTGGCTGGTGTCCGTCCAGAACGACTACACCAGTGACCGGATCGTCGGCCTGTACTGGACGGAGGCCGAGGCGCGGACGGCGGCGGCGGCTGAGGGCGAACACGCCTACGCCGACGTGGAGTGCTACGAGATCGAGGCGAAGCCTCCACGCGGAGGCGCCGCGTGAAGAACATCACCTGCTGGCAACGCCGCGGCGAGGTGGACCGTCACCGACTCGGGGAGACCGGTACGGAAGTCTGCGGCGCGTGCCTCGCGGACCTCCTGCGACGTGTCGCCGCGCTGGAAGATCGGTTGCGCGCGATCGAGCCGCGCGGAGACGGCGCGCGAAGTACCGGACCATCGTGGCTGATCCACCGTTGATGTACGGCTCCGACTTCGCGCGATTGGTTGACCTGATCGCCGCCGCGCTCGCCTCGGCGGGGGCGCCTCGCGGGGCGCAGCGATGACGACCCTGCGCGAGTACGTCTTCCACGAGGAGCCGGGGATCACGCTGTACTGCGGGGACAACCGGACGATTCTCCCGCTGCTGGAATTTCCGGTCGGCCTGATCCTCACGAGCCCGCCGTACAACCTCGGCACGTCGTCTGGTGGCGGCTTCCAAGACATCGCGAAGCTGGAGGCGAAGAAGACCGACCGCATCGCGGCGGCGGTGCGCGGCCACTATCCGGCCGGCGCTCGCCTGAACGCGCGCGGCGGGGCTGGCAAGTGGTCGGGCGGCGCCCTCGCACGAGGCTACGGCGCCCATGACGACGCGATGCCGCACGCCGAGTACGTGAAGTGGCAGCACGAGACGCTGCGGGCTTGCTGGGCGGTGCTCGCTGACACGGGCGCGATCTACTACAACCACAAGGCGCGCGTACTCGACGGGATGCTCGTACCGCCGATGACCTACGTGCCGGAAGAACTTGCCGGTTTTGTACGGCAGGAAATCATCTGGGCGCGGGCTGGCGGCGTGAACTTCTCGCCCGCGTTCTACGTCCCGACGCACGAGCGCATCGTCATCATCGCGCGCCGGGGCTTCCGGCTCCGCGACAAGGCCGCGTCCGGGGCCGGGGACGTGTGGTACATCCCGCAAGCGCCGGACCCTGAGCACCCCGCGCCGTTCCCGCTCAAGCTCGCCACGACGGCTATCGAGACGAGCGGGCAGGACATCGTGCTGGACCCGTTCTGCGGGAGCGGCACGACGCTCCAAGCCGCGAAGAATCTCGGGTGCGCAGAGGCCATCGGCATCGAGATCGAGCCGCGCTACTGCGAGATCGCGGTGAAACGACTCCGGCAGGAAGTCTTGCCGTTGACGGTGAATCCGTGAGGCGCGCAGCGCCCGCCCGTCGAGGGCGCCCGCTGACGCGCTCGGGGACGCTCACGGCCACGACACGCATCAAGTCGGTGTCCCGCAAGGTCACCAAGGGAAGAACGGCGTTCCGGGCCGTCTACGACGCCGTGGACGCCCGCTCCGGGAAGCGGTGCGAAGTCGTCCTGCGCGTAGGGGAGTACACGTGGCTGCCGTGCTGGAAGCCGGCGCCCGACCGGCACCACACAAAGAAACCCCGCCGAAGTTTTCACGACCCGCGCTGGATCGTGGCGCTCTGTCGGCGGCATCACGAGATGTGCGACGCCCCCTACGCGAAAGGACGGCTGCTCATTCACCCGAACGGAGACGGGACATTTCGCTGCGACATCGTGACCGCGCCATCGAAGTTCGCTTACCGGGAGGCGCAGTGACCCCCCTTTTTGTTTTGGCCTCGGAGGATTTTTCCCGATTTGTCCATCCATCTCCACAGACGCCACCGGAGACGGTGTGAGCCGAGGCGTGTACCGATCCATGTACTCGCGCATCTTCGATGT